TCGTCTTGAATTTCTTCAGTAGACTCTTCAACTTCTTCAGGTTGTGCCTCTTCGGATTCTGGTTTGACCTCTTCAGGTTCCATCATTCCTAATAGGGCGTTGGTTGCTGACACGATACTACCGTCAGTAAGTTGCGGGGCTTCTTGCTTATCCGCCATAATAAATTCTCCTATATATGGTATTCCTTGATCTTCTCCGCCATCTCTCCAGTTTCAACAATACTGGTTAGATGAAGGCGTAGTCGTTCAAGGAGTCGTAATGAAAGCCAACATTGCTCTCGGCTTTCGACATCGTTCACACTTGAGTGCGCCCAAGTATTAAAAATACTTTCTCCTAGTTGGTCAAATGATTCATTGTACAGCGGGTCATTGAGGAGGCTTTTAGCGTGTTCCTCTCTATTTCTGCTTGTCATACTAGGCGCTTTTTCCTCCGCTTAAATTTAGTGGTTCCTTTGTCAAACTGCATTGTCAATTTATCAAGTTGTTTTACAGGATTAATAGGGGGCTGCCTCCAAAAACCACCTTTTCTTTTTGGTGTTCCATGAGGGGTAGGAGCCGTTTTACCTCTTAACCCTGCTTCGTCAATCTGCCAGTCTCTTAATTTTTTAGGCATTATGTTGCCCCTATTGCTACGGCCCTCTTCTGTTCTCGTTCAAGGGCCAGTTCTTCGGCTTTAAGTTGTGCGTCTACAGCGGCTTCCTCTGCGTCCTGTTGGACTTTCATCATCTTAACTTGTAGGTCGCCCTGTTTGATTTCCAACTCCTTCATTTTAATCTGATGTTCCATCATTTGAGCCTGCTGTTCAGGATTAGGCTGTTCAGGCTGTGGAGGAGGCGGAGGGGTTAGGTAATCATCTACATTCTGATAACCCATAGCCTTGACCAATGCCGCGCCTAGATTGTACATATTCTGTGGAGTTACGATTGGGAGTCCACCCTGCATGGCTTGTGCGGCAAACTGAATCATTTGAGACAGGTGAGCCATCTGCTGATCTTTAGAGCCGTTTCCTAAAGCAACAGATACAGTGCAATCCATCTTATCTGACCACATATCAGGACGTACAGGAACCCATTCGTTCCTTAACATGACCACTCGCTCTTTATCCTGATATTTGAGTAGGAGTTCGTAGATGCACCACATTAACTCTTTAACACCAGTTTCGGCAAACTGCCTTGCAATCATCTCAACTCTTGACTGAGCGTTTGACATCACAGCATTAACGGCAGTAGCCGTAGTGTGTGAAGTTAGTGCATCAGCATTAATCCCTTGGGTATTTTTATTAACACCTGATCTTGATTCTCTTACCTCATCCAGATAGTTAAGCATCTGGAAGGATTCAGGTTGTAATGGAGGGGTAGCCAAAGGCATAACCGCATTGGGAGATTTAACTCGTACTACACCCCCCGGCCTCTGGGTTAGAAGGTCATCTAAATTCGCTTGACCCTCAAGGACTGCATATCTTCCGTAGTTCTGGTTGTAGGCGTTATCCATGAGGTTACGCAGTAGCGTACTCTTGATTAACTGCAAGTCCATCACAAGATCAGCCACGGACAGACCGTAGAACTTATGGGGGATTTTTAACGGTGTAATAGAAACAAAAGGAGCCTTGTCAATCTCTTCATTGGAAAATACATAATCGCCCACGGAACAAACCTTCCTAAGTTCCGCTATACCATCTTCATCGTAATCTGTTTTAATAAATGATTCGTAAAGCCAATATTCCCTTAATGCTTCCTCTGTATTGCCCTCTAATCCATAACCAGTAAAGGTTGCATGGCTATTGTCAAAGGAGAATCTGGCAAGACGCTCTGCATTGGGGTCAATAATATCATCGCCGCTACCCAAATCTTCAATACCAAAGTCCTGATCCGGGTACATCTCTCTTAATTCAGAGAGCGTTTTCTTTACACGATGGCAGACAAACCTTGCGTCATAGATGCTTTTTGCTTCTCTGGAAATAAGGAATTCTTCTGGCGGAACATTCTCAATCTTAATCTTACCGTTGTAATCTTCCCTGTGGATAACTACGTCATGGTAGGTTACTTCGTCGTAGTATTCTTCATGCTCAATAACTTCTACATCTTTGTTTGCGGTGAGGACTTCAAACTCCATATCCGTAAGACCACTGTACTCTTCGCGCTGAGCCTCTGGGTATTCATCCCACCATACCTTTACAATACCATTCTTCTGTAGGAGGGCATCATGGAACCATGAATAGAGGATTTCCCAACCGGGATTGTCTTTTGTAAAGACATAGTTCACATAATCAGTGGCCTGCTCTGCGGCTTGTACATCTTCCGGGCCGTGAGGGGTGAACCTAACCATCTCATCACCAGACGCAAACACCCTCATTAAAGATGGTTTGATCCATTCGATTGTATCTTGAACAGTGGAATCAACGTATTGACTGCGCCCATCTACTTCATTACCGAATGGTAGTGCATAGTAATACTCTTGAGCCAACTCTCGTTGCTCTGCAAGATCGTCGTTGTAATATCCTAGCGCATCATGTATTTCTACATTAATTTTGGCTAGTAACTCTCTATCGTCGCTCATTATATGATGCCGTAGTTCCTATAGGTTATATCATTAGTCCAAGTTGGATCAGACCCCGCTATTGCGTGTCTTTGTGATTGAAATGCGTATCGGGTGGCGCTCATTAAGTCGTCCCTTATGGCTACCACCTTCCCTTGTTTCCTGTGGTACATCCTAAACTCTTCAAACCAGTCGCCCAAGGTGTTGAATACCTTGAATCTGCCGTCCTCCATAGACTGTATCATAGCCATTAGCCCCTCTTCGATAGAGTTAGAGCCTTTTGTCTGGCCTAATGCGGGTGGGTTTGTGAAGTGTTCTAGGAGGAAATTACACCCATGACTTCTATACTGGTCGGCTAGACCCGGATTCCCCATACTATCCCTGCGATTTCCGTCATGTGGGTAGGCAATAGGGATGAAGCGCGGCCTTTGCTTAATTATTTCAGCGTGAACAGCCGGACTAGCCTTCGATGCTCTATAACAGTCATAGACATAAAAGGTATCGGTTTCATTATCTACAGCACACCATACGACTGCTGTAGGGTGATCCCAACCAAAGTCAATAGCCGCAATTCTGGGCCAGTGATCTTCGATTGATATAGGATCAATCATCAAATCTTCTTCGCTGACAGGGAAAATAAGGCCGGAACCGATAGAAGGTCTGCCGTACCTTCTCATTTCCCTCTCATGTGGGGAGTATGCACTGAGAATCTGCTCCATCACAGATTCGGAAAGATGCCCACTCTCGCCCATCATGGACTTTATGTTCTCCGAGGCATCGTCCCACGTTGCATTTGACAGGGATTGCCTCGGTTGGATACGGTTCATAAAACTGGCAACCGTTTCAGTCATGCCGTTTTCAGGGGTGAAGGTCATATAGACCATTCCTCTTCTGTCTAGGGTTCTTGTGACAGCCTGTGAGTAGAGTTCTCTGGATGGTTCCTCGTCCAACCATACCACATCTACTGATCTACCCTGCCACTTATCCACACCCATTTCATAGGCTTTGAAGTGTAAAGACGAGTTCCCACCTGTAATGTGCCGTATGAGGGCTACGGACTTGGCGTTTGGTACTCCGGGCTTACGTTCTGTTTTTGTTATATATTTTTGAGGAATGGAGCCGGAGCCAAAGGCTTCAGGATCGTCGGGGGAACCCAATAATTCTGCTTGTACGATATCTCTGGTGGTTTCGTTGGATACACCACCAGCCCATGCTGTAATCGGTTGGGTAAACTTCCTGCCTTCCCACCAATCAGGGTATAATCCAGTGAGGTGGTAGGACATTTCAGCCGCCCCACAGTAGGATTTACCGATTCTGTTAGCGGCCATCAGGAGGCGCTGAGAGTTATCCTTGCCTGTTTTGTGGAAGTCTAACTGGTATGGATAGGGATCGTAGTAGTTTATTTTGTTAAATCGCTGTCTCTGCTTCTGCTCTTGCAGGAGTTGTAGCAATTCAGTGTTTTGTGAGGGCATCTATTTGCCTTTGTATTTCCTCATCTGACATGGTTTCAATGTTAGTAGTTTCTATCTTCTCCACTGGTTTCATACCGGCTCTATCAAGGATGTCCTTAATAGCCCCCAATCTGACAGATTCACTCTCTGCCTTCTCTGCTAGGTCAGTCACCCAAGTCAATGCCTGTGGTATTTTATCCTGTAAGGCTTTATAGGTGGCATCCTCAATCTCATTCCTGAGTCTGGTCTTTAACTGGTGTCCCTGTACCTTGGCACTCTTTTGAGAGTACCCCGCATAGATGGCACTTTGAGTAGCATTTCCTGTACGGACATACTCTTCTATGAACTTATCTTGTTTGTCTGTCATGCGTATTGCCGCTTCTTAATATTATCAAGGACTTGTGTAATAGAAAAACCTTTCTCTAAAATTTTATTTTTAAGTTCTGGGGTTCCTTTTAGAATAAAGTGTGTAGGTCGTTTACCATAAGATGAAGGTCGGGGTTTAGTTCCGCCCCACAATAAGTCGTGATCGCCAAATTCTGCATCGTGATCTAATTGTCTTAGGTCAAAATCATTCCAAGGTATTAAATCACCCTCCCAACCTTTTTGCTTTAATTCATATTTTAAGGCTTTTAGGTATCTATCGTAATGATTTGCTTTGCCTTGATATTCTTTTCTTGCGTCATCAAAATAAGCAGAGTCATGTTTGTCGTATGTATCTGAAAGAGTTACTGCGCCTTCGCCGGTAACTCGACCATCAGCATCAAAATCGCTTAATGATAGCACAATTGTGTTTGGATTTGTGCTTGCTAGAGAACTAAAGAAATCATGTGGATCGAAAGATAATTTTTCCTCAAAGTCTGGATGCACATACTCGCCTAATATTTTTTGCCACTTTGAAGTATATTTGTCAAAAGCATTTGTAAATTTGCTTCTATCAAATGTTCCATCATCGTTCTTTTTATCTCTGATGTTTAGAACATCATAAAACTCGCTAGTCATATCCTGTACAATCTGGGAATTAACTTCAGAATGGCTTTCAATAAGTTGGCTGTAATTACTTGACTCAATATCCCCTAAAATATTAGTAAGGTATGCGCCTATTGATCTTCTGTCGGCATTATGATCATGATGTTTTTGAAAATGATATTCCCCAATAGGTATCATCAACTGTTCTTTATCAGACTTTGCCCAATCTATAAGGGTTTGTTGAGCAAGTTTCTCATGCAGTCTGTTATATCCACCTCTCGCTTTATCCAAGAATGGTTCGCTTGAATTTCTGGTATCTATCTGTGCTTCATTAACAACCAAAGTTCTTGGAAGAGTGCCATCTGTAAGATACCTGATAAATGCCGCAGGACTTTCCTTTCCTGTCGCAAGACGGTTCTCGGAAATATCTTTCAGTCGTGGATAATGGCCTGCGTTATTGTCTGCTCCAGTATAAATCAACGAAGCAAAAGAATTTGAATTACTTGCGTATTCATCAGGCGTTTGTTTTATTACTGTAAAATCAAGAGGTGTAGATGAAAGAAAATCTTTTACTGAATCTTCGTCATGTACATTTACAAGTTCGCTCCATTTTAAAGGAGAGATATCTACGTTACCTTCTTTATTCACCCGATCTATAATTTCTTGTTCTGACGGATTCTCTGCATAAACAGGATATTGTAACGCCCTGAATTCTAATTCTTTTTTGATAGACTTTTGTTCTGACGGCGAGAATTCTTCTAAAAGTTTGTCACCAGTGGCTAATTCAGCGGCTAAAGAATAATATCCTTCAGGAACATCATATCCGGGTTTTACTTTTGGAGTAAACAGTTCTGATCTAGGTACTACATCTTTGGCGTAGAAAGATGCCGGAACCTCGCCCATTCCAAATTCGGGATAAGAATATCCTTCTTCTGAATAGAAGTCGCCTTCCATCTCCCTGCCAACATCTTCAAAAGCAAAGACAGTAGGCTTATCTGGAGTTTCTGGATCGGGTCGGTTGAACCTTGCCCACCCAGAGGTTTCTGGTTCATACACTCCTCTGCTAGGAGAGCCAACCCACTCCACTACATTACCATACGGATTCTGAACCCTATTTCGGTTTCTGTCAGGTCGGCCTCCATACACAACAGTATTTTGATTTCTTTTCAAACCTTCTGTCCAAGACTCTGGCTCTCCCTTCCTCCAAGCATCGGGAGTTCCTATACTTCCATAGGGAATATCGCCAAAGACATTATGTTCAGCCATTTCTGGAGAAGGTATCTGTCCAAATTCGTGCAAAGGATGGTAATTCGACTCAAAATACTCTCCGCTACCACCTTCTTCTGGGGCGCTAAAGTAGCCTCTTCCCTCATATACAGCGGGTCTGGGAGCCTGCGACAAAAAAGAACGGTGAAAATAAGTTTCTGCTAACTCTCGGATAGAGTAATCTTCTAAATCACCACCGGGATTCCAGTCATAATAACTTTCTTCGATATCATCAAGAGAAGGTTCCCAAGGATGAGTTGTGTTTGATTTAAGCCTTGTTTCATAAGCATCTATAAGACTTTTAATCATAGGACTGTTACGGTCGCTTAAATTCGACTCTTTTGCAGGAAGGGTGGTAAACCCTCTTTCATTCTGACTTCCCGCTATTAAACGCCTTCTTAGTATTTTTGCATCTCTTTCACGATCTTCTTTAGCCAGATCAGATTCATCCTGAAAGCCCATAGTGGCTTTATCATCTTCGTAACTATCAAAAGCAAAAGGATGGTCAAGAAGCGGGGGATCATAAAACTTTGTTAAATCTTCATACTGTTTATCAGTAAATAAAGGCTCAACTTCCTTGGCTAGGGTAGTGATAGCCGTAGTAGGAGGGGGGATTTTTGTGCCTTTCTTGAAAAGATTCTTCCTGAGAAGGTCTACAACGTACTTACCGGCCTTATATGGGCCGTAAACAGAGGCAACAGGGTATACAGGTTCTATCCTGCCTGACACAAAATCCTGATATTCTTGAGGGGTCTCAATCCGAATATCTTTTAACTGGTCATACAGATCGGCATCACTGGACATATTCTGTAGTAGACGGTAAAACATGGACATAATATGCTCTCAGACGCTCTGTAAGGCTCTCTATGGGGTTTTAAGGGATTAAGGTAGGCTACCCTACCGGGTAGCGTTTATTAAAACTTATACCCATGCTTTTTTAACAAATTTAAATATTGGTTTTCTCTAGCCCTATCTCTTAGGTCTCTTTCGTAACTTTTAGTAGACAACGCTTCGATTGGCCACCAGTCTGAACCTACCCCTTTACTTTTTTTAGGGGTATTACCAAGATTCTCCATTGCTTCAATCATAGGATGATGAGGGGAAATATGAGATTTATAACCCATATTTTTTAAGACATTATGCCTGTATTCATGCGCTACTAACTGCTCTTTACTTAACTTACCTTTATTATACCAATGTTTTAATCTGGGTTCACTGGCTATCCTGACCTCGTATGGGGTCGACCAACCTAGCACATTAAAGGGTAATCTGCTTGGGTCTTTAGGTTTTAACTCTGGTTTGAAGCCGGATTTTACCCACTCTTTAAGATTATCGTTGTACCTATAATATAACTCGCCTAATTTCTTTCTTGCATAAGGAGGTGCGGTGGAGTCTTGTCGAAGAGGTATTTGTCTTGCGGCCTCTAATATTGCCTGATCTACGCGAGACTTTCTAAATCTATCATCCCTTGACTGTAATTGTTGGAGTAGTTCTACGAAAGTCATATTAGTAAATTCTTATAAAAGGTATTTTTACCCTCCGGTGAGTGGGGAGGATATATATATATTATAAAACAGCAAGAGGGGGTGGGGTGGGGTCAGATACCTAGGGGTTTATCGAAGCGTTGTTGCCGTTGAGACGAGAGGCGAGGCTTTAGCCGAGGCTCAACATTGCCGTGTGTGTGTGGAGGGTAGATATCTTTCTCCG